AGGAAGCCTTCGTGAAAGAGGGCGGCGTATGGAAGAGGTATTGGCCTGCAATGACTAGCGAAAAACTTGCTCTTGTTGTTTCCGGTGGCGGTCGTGGTTCAATCGGGGGCTGGGACGGCAGCGAGTCAACTTGGGGCGGTGGCGGCGGCGGCGGTGGCGGCGTTGTAGAGGGTAAAGCCGACGTAGTCTCTGGCGTGACCTACACCGTTACCGTTGGTGGACCGGGTCAGATGTCCTCCTTTGCGGGCATTTCCCCGAACCCCGGCAGCGACGGCACCGTCACGAATAACCCGCCTGTTACGGCGGGCTGGGGTGTTGGCGGCGCAAGCGGTAACGGTTTTTCTGGGGGAAACCCAAACATTCCCGATTTTGAAGCTGGCGGTGGTGGTGGCGGCGCATCCCAAGCGGGCGGCGTTCCGCCGGATTACGGATATGGCGGTGTTGGCGGCAGCGGAATTATATCGAACATAACCGGACAATATTACGGCGGCGGCGGCGGCGGCGGCGGGCCGAACGAAAGTAGCGCCGGCGGTAACGGCGGCGGCGGTAACGGCTACGGCCCAGATAGGCCGTCGGGGCCCGGTGCACCGAACACCGGCGGCGGCGGCGGCGCGGGTTGGGCGCAGGATTACTGGGGCGGAGACGGCTCTGGCGGCTCCGGCATTGTCGTTATCCGCACCCCAGACAGTGATCGTGTCGCCGCTGTAACGGGCGGCTGCTCGATCAGCACGAGCGGCAGCTTCCGCCTTTACACATTCACTTCGTCGGGGACGATCCTGTTCGATCCGTAGGCGCGGTCGTCGGCGAGCAAGACGAAGAACTAACCAAGAGGAGAGTGCAAATGAAAAAGATCGAAGTGTCGCTGGCAAATCAGATCGCGACGGGCATGATGTTCTCGGACGTTGAATGACACCTGACGAAGAACGCTACTTGCTTGCACTAAAGAGGCGTCGCGCGGCCCTAAACGCCCGCGACGACCTCGTCGACTTCGCGCGTTTCATGATGCCGGATCAGGACGACTATGAAAACCCGGATGTCTCTGAGTATCAGGTTGCTCGTCATCACCGCGTCATTGCTGCTGCTCTCGAACAAGTTGAAAGCGGCAAGATCAAAAGACTGATCATCAACTGCCCACCGCGACACGGCAAGAGCCAGCTCTCGTCGCGTCTGTTCCCGGCCTGGTATCTCGGGCGCAATCCGGACAAGTCCGTGATCGTCGCCACCTATAACGAGGGCTTCGCCGCAGACTTCGGTCGCGACATCCGCGGGATGATCCAAGATCCCCTCTACCAGCAGATATTCGAGACGCGCCTGAAGTCCGGCTCCGCATCGGTCGATCGACTTGAAACAGAGGAGGGCGGCAAAGTGTTTCTCGCCGGCGTCGGCGGAGCCCTCACAGGCCGCGGCGCCGCGCTCATCATCCTCGACGACCCGATCAAAAACCGCGACGACGCAGACTCGCCGACAAAGCGAGAGAAGTTGTGGAAGTGGTATAACGAAGTCTTGAAGACGCGACTCATGACGTCGACGGGCGCCATCGTTTTAATTCAGACTCGTTGGCACGAAGACGACCTCACGGGCCGCAGCTTAGACCCGATGAACCCCAGCTACTCCGCTCCCGAGGCGAGGAAGTGGAAGATCATCGACCTCCCGGCGATCGCCAAGGACAAAGACGTCCTCGGCCGCAAGGAGGGCGAGGCGCTGTGGCCGGAGCGTTTCCCGGTCTCTTACCTGCACGAGCTGCGCGACGCTGACCCGCGCGGCTTCCAGGCGCTCTACCAAGGGTCGCCGACACCAGAGAAGGGAAACTTCTTCGATGCAGACAAGCTTAGAACCTACACTCGCCCTACTGATCGCCCTCCTCGCGATCAGCTACGTTTTTACGTCGCGTCGGATCATGCAGTATCGACCAAGCAGGATCGCGATAAGACGTGCATCATCCCGATCGGCGTCGATCAGGACGACAACCTCTGGGTGATGGATGACGTCCAGTGGGGACGCTGGGACGCCGACGTCGTCGTCGAAAAGATGATCGACCTAATGGAAAAATATCGCCCGCTCATGTGGTGGGCTGAACGAGGACACATCTCGAAGTCGATCGGCCCATTCCTGCGCAAGCGACAGCTCGAACGCGGGATCTACTGCTCGATGGACGAGATTGTCCCCGTTCTCGACAAGCAATCGCGCGCGCAGTCTATCCGTGCGCGAATGTCTATGGGAAAGGTTTACTTCCCTAGCTATGCGCCGTGGTTTCAGGAAGCGCGCGACCAGCTCCTGAAATTTCCGCACGGCGTCCACGACGATCTCGTCGACGCCATCGCGTATCTCGGTCTCGGCATGGCGCTGCAGGTGCGCGCCCGGCCGACGAAGGCGATCGATAAAGGCCCGGCGCCATACACGCTGGGATGGATCAAGAAAGAAACCCGCGCCGCTGAAAAAGAGCGAGCCTCAAAATCTGGAGGATGGTGATGCCCCCGATGCTTCCGCCGATGGGCGGCGACCCTGACTTCATGACTGAAGGCCCGATGGAGGGAATGATCGATCCCAACGAGGGCATGGAGCCCGAGGAGGGGCCGACGCTCCCCGGTCAGAAGGTGATGGACCGCGAGGCGCCAGACCCGTCACAGGCGCGTCGCGCGCTCGTCGACAGCCTCCAGAAAATGGTCAAGAGCGGCAAGACGCATTGGGACAAAATCTTCAAGCAAATGGAGAGAGACCAGAAGTTCTGCGCCGGCCATCAGTGGAACGAGGAGACGAAGGGCCTCGCCTTCAACGACGACATGGACGACCGCTACACGGCGAACATCACTCTGCGCCACGTCCAGCAGAAAGTCGCCGCGCTCTATTCGAAGAACCCGAAGGCCGTCGCTAGACGGCGTCCGCGCCTCCTCTCGACGGTGTGGGACGGCACGCAGCAGTCTCTCCAGCAGGCGCACGCGACGCTTCAGGCCGCGCAGCAAGCGCAGCAGGCGATGCAGATGATGCAGATGTCGGCGATGACCGGCGCCCCCATGCCGGGACAGGCGCCGATGGCGCCGCCGAAGCCCGGCGAGCCGATGATGCCCCAGCCGCTCCCGGCGCCGCCCCCGCCCATGCCAGATCCGATGGAGATGCAGAACGCGCAGGCCGTCATTCAGGATTCGCAGCAGGTCAAGCTGATGTCGCAGCAGCAGGAGAAGATCGCGCGCACGCTCGAACTTCTCTACGAATACGAGCTGAACGAACAGCAACAGCCGTTCAAGTCGATGATGAAGATGACGATCCGCCGCGCGGCCACGTCCGGCGTGGGCTGGATCAAGCTCGGCTTCCAGCGGATCATGGGCAAAGATCCTGACTTCGACACGCGCATCGCCGACGTGCAGCAGCGGCTCTCGACGCTGGAGCGCATCTCCGCGGACCTTGCTGACGGCGAAATTCGAGAGGACATGGCCGAGGCGGAACAGCTCCGCCTGCTCATGGAAGACATGCAGAAAGACGCCGATCTCGTCGTCCGCGAGGGCCTGCAGCTCTCCTACCCGCGCTCGACGGCGGTCATCCCAGATCCGCGTTGCGTCCAGCTCCGCGACTTCCTCGGCTGCGATTGGGTGGCGGAGGAGTATCTCCTCTCCACGAACGAGGTGAAGGAGACCTACGGTGTCGACGTCGGGTCTCAATACACCGCCTATGATCGCGTCGACGTCGGGACGGATTATGAGCGCGCGCGCGCCGTGTGGCAGCGTGGCGGCGCGACGGACGACGCCAGCATCTCCGAGGGCGATTCCAAGTGCGCGATCGTCTGGGAGATCTACAACAAGAAGGACGGCCTCGTTTATGTGATCTGCGACGGCTACCCGGACTTCCTGCGCGACCCGGCCCAGCCGGACGTCTACACCGATCGCTTCTGGCCGTGGTTTAGCGTGCTGCTGAACGAGACGGATGGCTACGTCTATCCGCTCTCCGACGTCGCGCTGATGCGTCCGATGCAGAAGGAGCTGAACCGCGCACGTCAGGGCTTGCGCGAGCACCGCTTCGCGAACCGTCCGAAGATGGGTTACGCGGAGGGCCTTCTCAGCGAAGAAGATCTCGACTCGCTCAAAAACCATCCGGTCAACGCGCTCATCTCGATCTCGGGTCTCCAGCCGGGGCAGGACATCAAGCAAGTTCTGCAGCCCATCCAGGGAGCTCCGCTCGACCCGAACCTCTACGAAGTGAACCCGATCTTCCAAGACATGATGCGCTCTGTCGGCGATCAGGAGGCGAACCTTGGCGGCACGGCAGAGGCGACGGCGACTGAAACTAACATCGCGCAGGCGTCGCGGGCCTCCGCTATGGGGTCTGCTATCGACGACATTGACGAGACGCTTACGGCGATGGCGCGGGCTGCTGGTCAAATTCTTCTTCTCAATGTTTCCGAAGAAACGGTGAAGGAGATCATCGGCCCCGGCGCCGTGTGGCCGACGCTGACGAAGGGTGAAGTCGCGAAGGAGATTATCCTCGACATTGAGGCCGGATCGTCCGGGCGTCCAAACCAGCAGCAGGAGCTGCAGAACTTCGAACGTCTGGCGCCGATCCTCATGCAGATCCCCGGCATCAATCCGGTGATGATGGCGAAGGAAGCGATCAAGCGTCTCGACGACCGCATCAACGTCGACGAGATGATCGCCGACGGCGCGCCGTCGATCACGTCGATGAACGCCATGAAGCCGGCGATGCCGGGATCGGCGCCCGGCCCCGGAGCGCAAGACCCGAACGCGCAGGGTCCGGCTGGCGCGAGCAACGCTCCCGCGCCGCCCTCTCCACATCCAAGTGCGCCGGCGCCGAAGCCGCCGAACCCAATGAATGTCCCAGGTGTCTAGAACTATGCAGAAAATCTGCTCTAACACCCGAACAACCACTGTGAGAGGAGCCTAGAGTGCAAGGCGACGACGCAACAATTTCTGACGTGAGCTCAACGCCGGCGGACAGCTCTCCGCCGCCCGCAGACACGTCTTCATCGTCTCCCGCTGCGGAGACGTCATCTAATTCTCAGCCTGCGCCTGCAGGCGAGAGTGGGGCCGAGTCCAAAGAGTCCCTTCTCGACGCTGTGCTCAAGGTCGCTCCCGCGACGCCCGAGCCTGACGTTCTTGATGGACCCAATGGGAAAGAGGCTTCCCCAGCCTCAGATAAGCCGAACAGTGAGGTAAAGGCCGAAGACGAAGCATCCGACGCTGATGATCAAGCTCCTGTTGATGAGACTGTGCCAGACGACGCACCGGCTCAGACACGGAAGCGGATCAAAAGACTGCTCCGTGAGCGCACGGAACTCCGCGACCAAGTCGCGAACCTTGCGCCGACAGCGGAAATTGGACAGCAACTGCAGACTTACGCGCAAGCGAATAATCTGTCGTCGCAGGACGTGGTATTTGCCCTCGATCTCGCATCCATGGTGGCGAGGGGCGATCTATCAGGTTTCTACGACGCGATCTCGCCGATCGTAAGACATGCGCAAGAGATCAAAGGCATCGTCCTGCCGCCTGACATCCAGAACATGGTTGATCAGCAGCAGATGACGCCGGAGGCAGCGCGACAGTTTGCACAGTCCCGGTTTGAGCGTGTGAACTACGAAGCCCAAGTCAAGTCCATGAGCGAACGCCAGCAGGTGGAAGCTGTGGGCCGCGTCCGGGGTGACGTTCACCGATCAGTGGCGGCATTTGAGCAGCGTCTTATGGCGAGCGACCCCGACTACAAGGCGAAAGCCGACATGGTCAGACGGACTGCGCAGGCGATGCTTGCGGAACGCGGAAACCAGATCACCTCTGCCGACGAAGCCCTGCAAATCACACAGCGCGCTTACAAGGAAGTGAATGATCAATTCCGTCGTCTCCAGCCAAGCGCGCGAGCGACGGCTCCGACACCGGGCATGTCAAGTCATCAAACGACCTCGACGCGCGCCGCACCGAAAAACATGATGGAGGCGGCGATCCAAGGGCTCGCACGCTCTCGCGCGGGGTAGTCATGAAAGCTCAACAAAATGGCTTTTACAACTACGGCAATTGCCAACATCGCCAATGCGGCGTTGGACTTCTACTTCAACCAAGGAGACGCCTTTAAGCAGTCTCTCCAGAAGCGTCCTCTCTGGGACAAGCTGGAGCGCGGTAAGAAGACGTTCCCTGGTGGCAAGGGTGACATCTCGATCGCGGTCGAAGGCGACTTCGGCGACGGCTCGGGCAACGATGTCGTCAAGGGCTTTACGCACAGCGATTCCGTCGGGTTCTTCACCCCGTCGAACATCAAGCGTGTGAACTATCCTTGGCGCGAACATCACATTGGTCTGACGCTCACGCATACCGAGTTGGTTTTCAGCTCCGCGCACTAGCAATAGTGCGATGACAAGCCCTTTAATTGCTGGGAACTCTGACCGGGTCGTGCCGAAGAAAATCAGCAGCCAAGCCCGCAAGGGAAGGTTCAACGACTAGAGCGAGAGCTCGTAGGTGCAAGCGCACCGAAATGGGGGCGGCCCCTCTGGGGTCAAGATATAGTCTGCTCTGCATGGAAACATGCAGCAGCCGAAAGGCGGCGCCGGAATTAGCGATCTGGCGTGAACATCGGTGAAGATTGATGGCATTAGTGTCGTAGACACGAATGGCGAGCGCACCAGCAATCACTCGCAGCGCGAGATGACCATGCTGGTCAACCTGTTCGAGGACAAGCTGTTCGCCCTTGGTGAGCAGTATGCGCGAAGCATGAACAACCTCGCCTACGGTGACGGCACCGCCGACCCGAAGGCTCTGTCTGGTCTGGCTTCGATCATTCTGGAGAACCCGGCTGTCGGAACGACCGGCGGTCTCGACCGTGCAACCCATAAATGGTGGAGAAATAGGGCTCGTTGCGCGGCAAACACCGATCCGTCGCTCGGCGGCGGCGCGGTGACGTCGAACGTCGCTGATGGTGGCGCTCTGCTGCAGACCCTGCAGTATGAGTATCGCCAGCTCGTGCGTTACGGCGGCCAGCCGAACTTCGCGGTCTGCGGTTCGTCCTTCCTCGATGCGATGGAGAAAGAGCTGCGCGCGAACGGCATCTACACGGTCGCCGGGTTCGATGGTTCGACGGATGTCTCCATCGGCGCTCTGAAGTTCATGAACGTGACCTTCCAGTATGATCCGACTCTCGATGACCTTGGTCATCAGAAGCGTTGCTACTGGCTCGACACGAACGCGATCTTCCTTGAGGCCATGGACAACGAGTGGCGCAAGGATCACACGCCGGCGCGTCCCGCCGACAAGTTCATCCTGTATCGCTCGATCACGTCGACCGGCCAGATGGTCGCCAAGCAGCTCAACAGCTCGCTCGTTATCGACATCGCGTAAGCAATTCCCCGCGCCGAATGTCGCACTCCATTCGGCGCGGAGATAGAGGGTGGCGGTCTCCGCCGCCCTCGTTCATCGAGTGCGAGAGTGATGGAGAGATCAATGCACTTTTGTAAGGCTACAATTCGCGTCTCCGGCGACGTCCGAACGGTCATCGTGCGAGACACCCACAATCCGGTCTCGTGGCCGGAACTCGAAATTCTGCGCGCGCTTCATGGCGACGAGTCAATCTCGGACGTGAAGCCGTTCATCCGCGTCGAGCAGTCGTCGAAAGACGAGAAAGAACGTCTCCGCCAGATCTACGGCAACGCTGTCGCCGAGGGCGTGTTCCCCGGCCGCAATCCGCAGATGGAAATGGATGCGCCCGGCGCCAAGCTTCCGACCGAGAAGATCTCGTGGCGGAACCCGATCGACAAAGATCCGGTGAAGGCTGACGAGCCCGCCGAGATCAAGAAACCGCAGACGGCTGCGGCTTAATTAGGAGCCCCTGAGACATGGCGACGCAAACTCTCGCAGCACTTGTGACGGCTGTTCGGTCGGAATCCGGACACGCGCTGACTGTGTCTCAGGGCCTCAACGCGGTGGAGACGCTGAAGCATCTCATTCGCCGCACCGAATATGAGCTCTGGGTTTCATTCCAGTGGCCGCACCTGAAGATCCGCTCTCAGGTGATCACGGCGCCCGGACAGTATCTCTACGAATATCCGCTAGAGCTCGGCTTCGACCAGATCCGCGAGGTCTGGTCTGTCGACGATAACAGCTCGAATTGGCATCCGCTCGAATACGGAATCCCCGAGCCCTGCATCAAGCCGGATGGCAAGAACAGCCGCACCGGCGTCCCCCAGCTCTGGGAAGACGGGCAGGAGGACAACAAGTTCCGCGTGTGGCCGACGCCAGATCGCAAAGGCAACATCCGCGTCGTCGGGATGCGCGGCCTGAACAACATGATCGCAGACACCGACTTCTGCACGCTCGATCCGATCCTGATCACGCTGTTCGTCTCCGCCGAGCTGCTGACGCGCGCAAAGGCGGAAGACGCTGCTGGAAAGCTCCAGAAGGCGCAGCGACACCTGCAGAAGCTCCTCGGGATGCGCGTCTCCGCGAAGCACAAGGTCTCGACCTTTGGTTCCTCGCGCGGCGCGCACGACCGCGCAGGCCCGCGCCCCGGTATCGACTACATCCCGTAAGGATCGACCGTGCCCTACTTCCTCGTCGAAAATTTTAAGGCCGGCCTCGACGTTCGAAAGAGCGTGCTGACAGCTCCCGCCGGGACGCTGACGAAGCTGGTCAACGCCGCCATCACCCCCGGCGGCGAAATCCAGAAGCGTCGCGCCTTCGTGAAGGTCGCGAATGTCGCCGGCACCTTTGGGCTCGCATCGATCGGCAGCACGCTGGTGATGTTCTCGCGCAACGTAGACGTGGCGCCGCCGACGATCGCCGGCCTGACGGACGTGACGCTGCGCGTCGACAAAATCCCGAACGCCTCGCCGACGCTGGTGCAGACCGACTTCGATGTGTTCGATGGCAAGCTGTATTTCGCCGGCTACGACGCCGCCGGGGCGACGGTGAAGGCCAAGAACCCGCACTACTACGACGACGCGGCCACCGGCGCGGCGCCGGTCTATGTCGAGACCGAGGGCTCCGGCATGGGGCTCTACGTCCGCTCCTACAAGTCGAAGATGTATGCGGTCGGCGACAAGTATCTGCGCTTCTCAGTGATCGAAAATCCGAAGCTCTGGGAACCGGCGACTGACCCGAACGACACGACGCGCACGGGCTGCGGCTTCATCAACATCTCGCTGCAGGAAGGTCAGTCCGCGAAGCTCCAGGGCGTCGAGATTTACTACGACCGCCTCGCCATCATGTCCGAATACACGACCCAGATGTGGGCCGTTGTCTCCGACCCCAAGCAGAACGCGCTGGGTCAGGTCTTGCGGGCGACGGGAACCCGCGCCCCTTGGTCGATCCAGCAGTATGGCTCGGGAGACATCCTCTTTCTTTCGTCGTCGGGGATCAGGTCTCTGAAGGCCCGAGACATCTCCAATTCCGCCGCTGTCTCCGACATTGGCTCGCCCGTCGACGACTACGTCCGCTATCTGCCCAAGCGCTACGGCTCGAATAACTTCCTCTACAACGCGCGCTCGATCTTGGAGCCCGTCATCGGTCGCTTCTGGATGGCGTTCCCGCGCGAGATCCTCGTCCTGTCTTATTTCCCCGGACCCGGCATCACGGCGTGGAGCGTCTACACGACGCCCTTCAACATCGACAACATCGTCTCCTGCGGCGACCGCGTCTTCATCCGCTCCGGCGACGACCTCTACCTGTTCGGCGGCGTCTCGCAGGAGGTGTGGGACGACTGTCCGGTGGAGGTGCGCCTGCCGTATCTCGACGGCGGCAAGCCCGGCCACGCGAAGATGTTCCAAGCCCTCGACGTCACGGCCACCGGAGAATGGGACGTCAAGATTGGCTACAACTTCGACCAGCAGGAGGCCGAGGAGATGGTGGGGACGGTCACGGCCCCGACTTGGAACAAGGGCCGCTACGAGCTGCAGGGCTACGCGTCTCACATGAGCCTGCGCTTTTATTGCAACGTGACCGGGCCGGCGACGCTCTCAAACGCTGCAATTCATTACACGATGGCGACCGATGCGGATTGAACTAGAGGGCGAGGTCTGTATGGTTTTTCGAATTTCGAAGCGGGGTGGATTTTGACCCATACCGACATCCATAAACCCGAGCGCGTTAGAAGCCCCCGGCTCGTTCCAGATGGCCTTGAGTTTCGTATGGCCGACGAAAACGACGTGCCGCAGCTCGTCACGCTCGGCCGCGAACAGTTCGAGACGTCGCGCTACAAGGATTTCGGTGTCGAGTTTTCCGAAGCGCAGACAGAAAAATTCCTGACGTTCGCTCTCACAAATGTGCTCATTCCACATCTCGTTGCGACGATCGACGGGAAGATCGTCGGGGGCATCTCGTTCTCCTACGATCACTCCTTCAGCAAGCGGCCGATCGCCGTCATGCAAAACCTTTTCGTCACCAAAAAATATCGCCGCACACTGATCGGCCGGATGTTGGTGATGATGGCTGCAGACATCGCGAAAGACGAGCAGGCTTGCGCTTTCTTCGCTCCCGTCAACAACGGCGGCGAGCATGTTCACAGCCTCGGGAACCTACTCGCAAAGGGCGGTTTCCACATGACGGGCTACATCATGTCGAAAGGCTTTTGATATGGGCGGCGGCGGTGGCGGCGGCGACAATATGGGGATGATGTTCCAGATCATGCAGGCGCGGGAAGCGCGTGCGCGTGAGGAACAGCGTCAGATGCGGATTAACGCCGGGACGAAGAACATCGACCAGGCGTTCGGTCAACTATCAGATCCGAACGACACGTTCTATGCGCGATATGGACAGTCGATCGAAGACTACTATCAGCCGCAAATTGCAAAGCAATACGCCGACGCGAATAAGGAGCTGACGTATCGTCTCGCTGATGCGGGAACGCTTCGCTCATCCGGCGCGTCTGAAGCGACGGCGGACCTGTCTCAGCAGAACGATCTCAACATCGCGAACATGAACTCGAAGATCGACAGCGCGAAGGGCGACCTTCGCAATCGTGTCGCGTCCGAGAAGAACACCGCGATCAACCAGCTCTACGCGACGGAAGATCCGGATATGGCTCTCACAACTGCGTTGAACGGCGTGAAAAGCATCAACCTCGCGCAGCCGGATCTCTCTCCGCTGGCGAACATCTTCAACGTCGCGACCGTCGGCGCCGCGAACGCCATGAAGGCGTGGCAGACGCAGGGTGGCGGCGGCGCACAGCCGGGAAGCCCAACGGCGCAGGGTTTGGACACCAACGCCAGCTCGTGGATTAGGGGCTAAATCATGGGCGGGATGCTTGGACTAGCTGGAACCGGGATGCAAGTTGGTGGCTCCATCATGGAGATGAACCAACGGCAGAAAGCCCAGAAGCAGCAGCAGGAAAATCTCAACAACTGGTATTTGTATCAGGCGCTGATCCGCAATCAGGAATACATGCGGCAGGATTCGTTCCGCGCGCAGGCGAACGCGTCGCGCGAGAATGTCCTGAACAATGACGTCTCCAGCGTCGCACAGAAAGCGAAGCAGGCGGTCGAGGCCGATCGGCTTGCTGGCGCCTATGCGAAGGGAACGAGCGCGGCTGCAGATGCGCCATCGGCGTCTGACGCGTCGATCCGCGCAGGCACGCAGCGCGGCGCGCTGGCGGGCCAGAGTGGCGGCGACACAGAGTTCCGCTCCGATCTCGCGCGGCGCCTGAATAACAGCGCGTCACGCGTGCGCGACCGAATCAAGGCGCTCGGCACGATGAATAGCTACGGCGACAGCTTCATGGGTCTCGGAACCGAGAACCCGCTCGCCTTCCAGCGTGCTGGCTGGGACATCAATCGCTTCAATAATTTTCGCAAGGGCTCGCTGCAGGCTTTCCAAGTCGAGAAGGCGATCGAGCCGCAGCAGGTTCAATATCGCGGCTCTCCGGGCGCCATGGCGATGCAGGCCGGCGGTGGCTTCTTGAGCGGTCTGGGTAAGGGCGGCGGCGGAGGAATATTCTAATGGTCACTATGAACGTCATGGCGTCGCAGGTGCCGAATGTGACGACGGCTGCGACGGCGGCTGGCGAGTCTCTCGGCGCCCTGCTGGCGAACGGCGTGGGCAACCCCGCCGCGCAGTCGCGCGCCGCGCGTGACGCTGCCTACATTCAGAGCCTCCAGCACCACAACGCCGTCTATGACGCGCAGACGGAGCAGATCCGCCAGAAGGCGGAGGGCGACCGGCTGGCGAACGAAAATACCCAGCTCATGCGCAAGCGCGCGAATGACGCCGCGCAGGCTGAAGGCAATGCGGTGGTCACGCGCATCGGCCCGGCGCCGGCGATGGTCTGGCAGGACTATAACCAGCGCAAGTCGCAATGGGACGCGGACATCGCCGCCGCCCGCGCGCGCGCTGCCTATTCATACGGCGTCGGAGACGGCACGCCGGCGCAGCGCGCCGACGCTGCGAACACGATGACCGGCGGCGACCTCGTGCGCTATGGCGACGCCGCCGACATGCGCCGCGGCTCCGCGCTCCTCGGACACAATCCAGGGATGAATGATTACTACGGCCCCGGAGACCCGGTGGTCGTCGACGCGCCGAAGATTGACGCCGCGAAGCCGCACTTCTTCAACAACGGCGCCGACATGAACGTCCGCAATCCGGCGACGGGTGATTGGACGCAGCAGCACATTGCAGGCGCGCCGGTGTCGGACGATCAATTCTTGGTCGACTACATCCAGCGTCGCAACACTGGGGCCCCGACGAAGCCGGAAGAAGACATCCGCTTCAAGCTCCTGAACGAGAAACAATACCCGACGACGTTCAGAGAGTTCACGGACGAGAACCGCATCCAGCATCAGGTGCCGATCTCGCGCGCGCCCTATCAATTCGACAACGGACCCGTGCCAGTGACGCCGCCGGCCGCGCCGACGGGTATGCTGACGCCGCCGTCTGTCTCTCCGATCATCCAGCAGTCGGCGCCGCCGGCGGTCGTCGGTGGTGCGCCGCCGCAGGCTTCCGAGCCCGCAGCTCCTCCGCCGAGCGCGCCGTCTCAACCTGCAGGGCAGAACCCGGACGCGCCGCCTCCGCCGCTCCTGCCGCCAGGGACAGTCACGCTCGGGCGTGGCGTCGTGAACCCGCCGACGCGCGATCAGGGGACGGCTGCGAAGTTCGCCACGCGCGCGATGAACGCCGAGCAGGTGCTCTCGCAGATCAAGACGCCGCAGGATGCCCCCAGCCTGATCGAGAACATCATCCGGGCGCCGAGCGACAGCGAGCGCATGAACCTCGTCTTGGCCTATGCGTCGGACCCCCGCTACGCGGAGTTTTTCAACGCCGCGAGCCAGATGATCACGGCCATCGCGCGCGACGAATCCGGCGCGGCGATCGGCAAGCAAGAATACTGGCGATACGCGCAGGAGATGCTCCCCGCCGCTGTGGACTCGCCGCAGTCGCTCGCGCTGAAGAAGTCGCAGCGCGCGGCGGCCATCTACGGCATGTTGAACGAAGCCTACGGCAAGGGATCGCCAGAATATAACGACATGCAGCAGCGGATGACGGCGAGCGGGATTCCGCCGGAGGCGCAGTTCTATCACCCCGACGCGTCTGGTGGTGGAGCTCCGCAGATCCAGCCCGGTGAGGAAAAGGTCATCCAGCATCCGCGCGGCGCCGTGCGGGTTAAGAGGCTCTGATGCCGAAGTTCCAGCTCACCGGCCCCGACGGAGGCAACTACGAAGTCGACGCTCCCGATGAGGACGCGGCGGTCTCGGCTGTCTTCGGCGACGCCGGCGGAGACCCATACAAGGGCTCCGCGGTCGACAAGATGAACGGCATGAGCCCCATGCGTGCTGGGATCATCGAGACCGGCGACAGGTATCTGCACGGCGCCACGTTCGGTGCGTGGGATAAGGCCGCGCCGTATATCCATGGCGCCGGAGATTATCTGAAAAGCGGCGGCAAGAATTGGGACGAGAGCCTGAAGCGCGGGCAGGCGTTGGAGGAGGAGATCCGTCGACGTGCCGGCGCCGACCACCCTGTCCTCTCGGGCGCCGCCGATGTCGCTGGCAATCTCGGCACGAGCATCGTCACCGGCGGAGCTGTCGCCAACGCGCTTGGCAAGGCTGGCGTCGGCGCCTCGCTGCTGCAGGATGGCATGGCGGGTGTCGTCACGGGCGGCGCGACTGCAGCCGGTGATGGAGAGAACCCGCTTGTCGGCGCCGGGCTTGGTGGCGCCGGTGGCGTCGCTGGCAATCTCATCGGCAAGGGCGTCGGCGCCGCGGCTCAATTCTTCAAGAAGCCGAACGTCCCGACGATCGCCGATCGCGCGGCAGAGAAGGCCGCCGCGTACAGTGAATTCGAAAACGGCGGCACCTACACGCCGGACATCTATGACGCCCTGCGCGCGAATATCCAGCAGGAGCTCGCCAAGCCGGGCATGGCCTATTCGCGCCGGATGCATCCGAAGACGCGCACGGTCATGCAGGAGCTCGACGACATGCAGCGCGGCGGAGTGTCTCCAGCGTCCAGCGCGCCACCGCCGGGCTCTCCCGTGCCGATCGCGGCGCCGGCCCTCAATCCGACGGTCGACCCGGCGGCTCTCCAGAATTTGCGCGTTTTGGCTAATGACGCCATCCGTGGCGGCGAGGGTCGGACGGGCTTCGCTGTACGCAACGCCTTCGACAATACGCTCCTGAACCCGCCGCCGGGCGTCGCCTTGAGCGCGAACGGCGTCGACATGGGCGCCAAGCTCCAGCACGCGAATAAGGTCAATCAGATCCTGCAGAAAGCCGAGCTGGTGCAGAACCTGCTCAACAAGGCCGGCGCCGGTACACGATCAACCGGGTCGGGTGGAAACATCAACAACAAGACGCGGCAGGCTCTCGACAAGGCTCTCGCAAAGCGTGGCGATTGGACGCCCGACGAGCTCGCCGCGTTCTCGGCGGCCAGCGCGCCGACACGCCTGGAAGAAGGCCTCCGCAAGGTCGGCAAGCTCGCCCCCGGCGGCAATGGCCTCATGTCCGCGCTCAACGTCTTCTCGTGGATGGCGAACCCGAAAAACATGGGCCTCTCGTTGCTGGCGCAGGGCGCCAAGTCCATGGCCGATCGCTCGTCGATCCGTCGCGGAGAGAAGACGCTTGAGACAATCCTGAACGGCGGCACGACGCCCGTTGCCCCGCCGTCGATCATCAGACAGGCGATTGAACGCAATCATGGCGGGATCGCCGGAGCCGCTGGCGCGGCGTCCGCTTACCCCGTGCCGGTGGAGCGCCGCTGATGCCGACGATCCAAGAGATTGCACAGGACATCATCCAGCGCGCGAAAGCTCGCGGCGTTGACCCCAATCTCGCGCTAGGTATTGCGTCGCGCGAGGGCCTGATCCCGCGCGTCATCAACTCTCCGACGTTCGGCAACCCAGACGCAAAGGGCTACAGCTACGGCCCTTGGCAGCTCTACTCTGGCTCGCCGACGCCGGGCGCCGTCGCTGGCGGCGGGCAGGCCGCACAGTTCACGCGTCAATACGGCGCGCGCCCGAGCGCGAATAATTGGCGCGAGCAGAATCAATTCGCGATCGACTTGATGTCACGTCTCTCGCCACAGCAGCGATCGACGACTTGGTACGCGATCCCGAACGCCGGCGGTGAGGCGGCAATCTCTCGCATGGGCGCGCAGTTCGCCGCACGCATGGGGGTGACAGGCAATGGCGCCCCCGTGGCCGTCGCAGCCGCTCAACCCGGGCAGGGTGGCGGCGACACGATCATCATGCCGGAAGCTCCCCCGCCTCCGCCAGCCGACGTCTACATCAATCAAGAAAGCGACGGCTACGACGGCGGCATGTCGGCGCCGGCGGCGGGCTCTCTCGCGCCGCAGCTCGATGAGCTGTCTGTGCCGCCGATGCCAGCAGAGATGGAAGCGCCGCCGGTCGAAGATCCGGCCTCCGCCAAGTGGGCCACGATCCAGCAGCAGAAGGCGATGGGCGCGCGCCCGGACCCTGCGGAATTTAACCTCGCGAACGTCTTCCAAGGCGCCGACTTCAAAAGCATCGGAACCGCGAAAGACATGCCGTCGATGAGAAAGACGAACGTCGGATGAAAAGACACAAGCACCATGCGCCGCGCGGCCCCGGGTGGTCTCCGAATTTTCAGGGAGACCGCGACGCTCTCGCGCGCCTGATTGAGGCCGAGGCCGGCGGTGAAGGCGATGCGGGAAAGCTCGCGGTCGCGAACGTCGTGCGCAATCGCGCCGACAGCAACTACAACGGATTTGGACGCGGCATCGAGGCGCAGGTGCGCGCGGAGAATCAATTCTCCGCGTTCAACCCGCACGGCTCCGAAAACGAGAGCGGCAAGCGCACGATGGCGATGCCTGCCGACGGCGAGACAATGAAGCACAACTACGAGCTCGCCGATCGCGTGCTCGGTCGCATGGAGCCGGACCCGACCGGAGGCGCGAACCAATACTACGCGCCGCAAGGTATGCCGGGACACAAGGCGCCGAAGTGGTGGAACGAGAACTACAAGACAGCCGAGATCGGCCATCAGCGGTTTCAGCAGAACCCTGCGCAGCCTGTGACGCCCGATCAGGGGCAGATGCGGATGGGCGACGCGCAGATGCTCGCAGGTATGCCGGGCAATACGCAGACGGCGCAGTCGCCGATGGCGACGATGATGGCGCAGGCCGTCCATCCGGCGGCGCTGAAGCCGTCCGCTCCGCCGATGCAGCTCGCCGAGCCATCCCCGCCGCAGGCGTTGAGCAACCAGCGTTACTCGGCGTTGAACCAAGTCGCGCCGCGCGGTGGCGACAACGAGTTCCGCGACATGGCGCGTCACTCGGCGTCCGTCGGCGCCCCGAACCGCATGGCGATGATGGAGAACCCTGTCGCGCCGCCGATGCAGCACGCCGACGCTCCCGTGCTCCACGAGCCGGGCGTGCAGCAAGCGCAGATGTCGCCGATGGAAGGCATGTCGATCGACCCGACGTCGAGCATGGCGGGCGGCCCGATGATGAGCCCGATGAGCGCACAGATGCCGGGCATGGATGGCGGCCTTGGTGGCTTGTTCTCCAATGCAGTTATGCCACCAGAGATGATGACCGGCGACATGGGCGGCGGCTTTGGTGGAATGGATTTTGGCGGGTTTGATCTCGGGGGATTGTTCGGATGAGCCAGTGGGAAATTAATCAGGTCGACGTCGGCACATTTTTCACTGAGGTGCGTCGCAATCTTTTCGGCGGAACGCTCACTGGCGATCAGGTCGAGGGCATGGAGAACATTCTCGGCTATCGCGACCAAGTGTGGCCGGCGATGCCGGATGAAGAGCTTTGCTATCTGCTCGCAACTGCTAAGTGGGAAACCGCGCACACGATGCAGCCGATCAAGGAATATGGCTCCGCGTCGTATCTCCAGAGCAAGCCCTATTACCCCTACTACGGCAGGGGTCTCGTCCAGCTAACGTGGCTCGAAAATTACAACAAATACGGCTTCGACCCGGCGCGCCCCGACGACGCGCTTGCGTGGCCGGGGGCGCTCCACGTCGCCTTCGACGGCATGATTAAAGGCAAGTTCACCGGCAAGAAGCTGGCGGATTATTTCCGCGCGGGCGTTCGTCCGACGCAGTCGCAGATGGAAGAAGCGCGCCGCATCATCAACGGCACCGACAAGAAAGTCGAGATCGCCGCGTTGGGCTTCAAATTCCTTGACGCTCTCAACAAGGCTCGCGCGGCGTATGTGCCGACCGAACCTGTGCCGGAGGAGCCCGAGGTCGAGTTCCCGCCGATTGAAAATCCGTCTCCGATTGTGCCGGAAAATCCGCCGCTGCCGACGCCGGAAGAACCGAGCGAAGATGTCGTGACGATCACCGACGAGAACTTCAACGCGTGGTTGATCTACGCGCTGGAGACAGACGAAGATGTGCAGCACGCCGTCCGTAAAGTCGTCGCGGGGGGCTACAATGTCTAACATGCCCCCGCCGCGTCCGTCGCAGCAGCCGCAGCAATACGGACAACCACAATACAGGGAGCCGCCGCAAGCGGCCCCTCAATTCATCGGCATGTCGAACAACGACGTGGCGAGCAAAGTGGTCGACGCCTACAAGGTCAACCCGATGCTCACTGGCTTGTTGCTTCTCAACTTGCTCATCTTCTGTGGCGCGGGTTGGTATCTGAATGTCGTGCAGGAGCGCACGGCTGGATATGTAAAGTCGCGAGACAACGACCTCAAAGAGCTGCAAAATAAAGCGCTGGACATGGCGGCGAAATGTATCGTCCCTGACAACATGACGCCGCGTTACGCGCCGCAGCAACCGCAGCCGTATTATCCGCAATACGCGCCGCCCCCGCCGCCGAGCCCCCCTCCGCAGCCGGAGCCGCACGCAGTAGTTCCCGCGTCTCCGGCGCGACCCACGAAATAAAGGAGAAACATCATGGCAAAAACGAAATCGGTCGCCGCGCCGAAACCCGCTCCGGAGCCGGCAATCATCATCGGACGCCCGCACTCCATGCCGCGTCGGCTCTATAACGTCCCGGCTTCGCGCAGAGACACTTCCGGCACCGAGCGGACGGTGGAGACGCCGGTCGTGACGGCTCCAGCTAATTAAGGAGACACGAACATGGGCGGCGGAGGTGGAGACGGCGGTTCGTCCGCCATGATGATGGCCCTTGTGATGCAGCAAATGCAGCAGCAGGCCGAGGCGCAGCGTCAGCAGATTGCGGCTGACAATCTGAAGCGCACGCAGGGTTATGAAAAAACCAATGCGGGGCGCTATCAGACGCTTGTCGACGAGCAGAACAAGAAGATGTCCGGCTTGTATGATCAATACAACACCAACATCGACGAGATTTTGAAAGTCGATCCGACTTACACGGCGAACACGAAGAAGACGTGGACCCCCTACACCGTCGACAGCTCAATCGACTTCACCTACGACGACGCCAATCCAGCCGGCGCGTCTCAAGACACGGTCGACGGCAACATATCGAAGATCGACGACTTCTACGGCAAGCTAGATAAGCAGTCGTTCGACGACTACACGAACTTCAAAAAGACCGTCGATCAGTCGGGCACTTGGCTCAATGCCGCCAACCAGAAGAAAGACATTCTGGGCCGCAACATGCCTGGCGTCGCCGTTACGCCGTGGGGTGGCGGCGGCGGAATGGTGTCTGGAGGCGCTGGCGCCGACAGCCTGAAGCCGGCCGCCGGCATGGGTCTCGTTACAGACGCCGACCCGAACGCCAAGACTGGCCTAGCAGATGTCTTCTCGGGCGCCGTCAGTGGCAGTTCGCCAAGCAATAACGCCAGCTCCGGCAAAAGCATTTTCTAAGGAGAAACGCCGATGTGGTGGGTATGGGCCGCAATCATTGCACAGCAGCAGGCGCAGCAGCGCGCCGCCGAAGAAGCCGCGAGACAGCGCGCTGCGCAGGAAGCCGCAGCGGCTGAAGCCGAACGTCAGAGACAGGCGCAGATCGCCGCGCAGCAAGCCGAACAGCAACGTCAGGCGCAGCTCGCTGCGCAGCAGGCGGAGCAGCAGAGACAAGCCCAGCTCGCTGCGCAGCAGGCCGAAGCGCAGAGACAGGCTGAGATCAAGGCGCAGCAGGACGCTTACGCCGCGCAGCAGGCCGAGCTTGCCCGCCAGCAGGCGGCGTTCAAGGCCCAGCAGGATGCTTGGAACGCGCAGCAGGCCGAAGCGCAGAGACAGGCGCAGATCGCCGAGCAGCAGAAGCAGCAGCAGATCGCCGCGCAGCAGGCCGAGGCGGCGAAGGCCGCAGCCGCCCAGCAGGCGCAGCAGCAGGCCCAGCAACTCGCCGCGCAGCAGGCCGCCGAACAGGCCGCCGCGCAGCAGAAGCTCCAGCAGCAGGCCGCAGCCGCAGCGACGCCGACCCCGGCGGCGGCTGGTGGCATCGGCAACGTACAGGACACGATTAACAAGACGCAGGGCGTGACGGATTTGAACACTCCGGCGCCGACGCCCGGCGTGCAGGGCTCGGCCTCCTCGGCTTATGCCGGCCTATCTGGAGACCCGGTGAAGCCCGGAACGACCAACGTCAACGGCACGACTGTGGCGTCCAGCTCCAATACGGCGGCGGCGACGGGGTCTCCGAACACGAACGCCGGCTTGCAGACGACAAAGGGCTTCGGTGGCGACGCTCCCCCTCCGATGTTTCAGGCGGCTGGCGGCGGCTCCGCTGGCGGCTACATCGGCGCCGAGGGCAAGGCGTCCGGGCAGACGTCGAAGGGCTACGTCTCCGACTTCCAGAACGGCGAGCCGTGGGGCGGCCCCTCGAACCTCGCGGCGATGTTCGGCAATGCTGTCTCCGGCGCGGCCAACAAGATGCGCTCGCCGTCCTTCAACCTGTTCAACTAGGGACGCGTGATGGACGAGGAAATCGACCCCCCGATCGAGAACAACTACGTCATGACGCCGGAGGTCATCGACGGGATGATGAACTTCGTCGCAGAAGCGCCGACGTTCGTGAATGAGGGGACGGGGAACAACGTCTCCGCCGAATATCTCGGCAAGCTGGAGAGCGACGTGAAGTCTCTCCTATGGCTCGCCCAACAACCAAGGAACCCGTGATGACGCCTCCTCTCCCGCCAGCGAGGCCGCCACAGGCCGAACTCAACCAGCTCGCCGCGCAAGCCCAGCCGGCGCCCGTCGCCCCGGCGTTGAACTCTGAAGGCCCAATGGAAGGGCTAGAGGGTCTCGGCGGCGGCCTGATGGAGTTTCTACAGGGGCTCTTTGGCAACGCCTTCGGCGGTGAAGCGGCGCGTCCCGGCTACAAATGGGATGGCTTTGAGGGCTGGGTTCCAGATCCGGCCGCCGCAAAGCCGCCGGCCCCCGCTCCTGCGCAGCCGGGTCCGGTTCCTCTGCCTCCGCGGCGCCCACAGGGGATCTAAATGGCCTCTCTGTCCGACGTCTTTTCAGGCGCCAAGTTGGGCCGCAGCATCGAGCTCGGCATCCCGACGCAAAAAGTCGACCAGCAATGAGTCGACGAGGCGAGCGCATACATGGAGAAAATGCGAAACGGGGGCCTTTAGCCCCCGTCGTCGTCTTCCGGCTCGAAAGCCTCTGATATGAGATCTTCAAGTTCGAGGAACAGGTCGATCATCTCTTGAGAGGCTCCGCCCGGCGTGCTGTGGGCGATCTCGGTGATCTTCGCCTTGATCTTGAACCGCAGGTCTTCGTCGTCGCAAAGCGTCATCTCAATACTCGCACTTCTTCTTGCTGACGGCGGCGTCGATCGCGAGCCGCTCCGGTGAGTAGTCCGAGCACATGGCCGGCGCCGTTTTCGCGTCGTAGCCCTTGCACTCCATGGCGATGCTGGACGACTCCAAGAGGAGCTCCTTGCAGGTCATCTTCGACAGGGGCTTGGCCTGCGCAGGGAAGGCGGCGATCAGGGCGATGATAATCAGCTTCTTCATTTTCTGCACCCTTATGTGTTGGCGGTGACGACCGACGCGAGCTGCGCGGCGATGGCGGCAGGGAGGAGGACGTCGAGCTGCAGGCGCAGCATCTCGGGGGCGCCGGCGACGACCGACAGATTGATGTCGTTGACGGGAGCTTCCTTGGTGGGCTGACGGGTGGGGCCATATCCACCGCCGTGGAGGAGGTCGTTCGGAGCGACGTTGAGGGCTACGGAGAGCTCTTTCAGCGCGCGGGCCGTCGGGATGGCTTCGCCACGGCAATAGTTGCTGATGCGATCGCGGCCATATTGGACGACGTAGCCAGTTTTTGCGGTCTTGTTTTTGTCCGTCCCCCAGATCGCGCGCGCCAGATCACTCTGGCTCATGTTTTTCTGGTCGAGCAGGGCGTTGATCTTGGCGGCAAACGCCTTCTTCTCGGCCTCGCTGTAGTAGTGTTTCATCTTACTCTCCTTTGCTGATGATGCCGGCGCGTTCCCAAGCAGCGATCGCGTCTGCGTAGGGGTCCGAAGAATTGTTGCGGAGGTAGTCCATGTCGTTTTCATATTCGACGTAGAAAGCCTCTGGCATGTCGCCGAGATATTCTTCGGCTCGTGTATCGATGTGCCAAGAAAGCCCGAGCCACTTTGCCCAGCGATCACAAATCAGGGCGCAAGCTTCGCGTTTTTCTTGCGCTTTGAACGCGGCGCAGAAGTCTTCAAGCCATTCCCGTTGGCGGTTCGTCAGCTCCTTGCTGAACATCAGGAGCTCGTCCGCAGGCTCGTGGCCTTCGAAGCCGTTCTCGGCGAGCCACTCGCCGTAGACGTCGGAGAGGCGGCTCGTGTTGAGCCCTTCGAAGTCGATCATTTTTTCTCTCCGTATTTCGAGATGATCTTCATGACGGTGTCGAAGTCTTCCGACTCCGCGATCGCCGGCTGGTCGCTCGCCGGGGTGCCGTCCTCGTAGACGGGGTAGGCGAGGAAGCGCGGGTATTCGGGGATCTCGCGCTTTTCGGGCTCGGCAAAATCGACAAACAGGGCAACGCCAAGCTTGTAATTGACGAAGTTTGGGCAGGCGTCATTGCGCCAAGAGATGTCTTCCCAGCCCTCCGGCAGAGCCGGCATATCGGCCTCGGGGAAGTCGGGAAATTCGGTTTTCCAGTTGGGGGTAGTCATTGTTAGATCCTTAAATCAGGCCGAACTTCGTGAGCTCGGAGAAGATGATGATGAGAAGCAAAGTCGCGCCGCACACGAGGGCAAAAAGGCGAAGCTCTCCGCCGGCCCACTCCGCAGCGAGGCCGATGCGGATTTTTTTGGCATCTTTCATTGTCTCTTTCAGAGACCATTCGATGGTGACGTATGCGAACCAGAGTAATTGAACTCCGACCCAGACCCAGATGAGCCACGGGAAGGCGACAAAAAGGGCGATGCCCATGGCAACATTGATCAAAAATCCGACTGTGACAGGCTCATCCATAACTGCACTCCTGTATGCTTCGAAGCATAAAATATGCGCATATGAATATTCAGTCAAGGGGGCTACCAGCGCACAACTGCGTCATTCCGCCGCAGCCACACGAAGCCCCAATGTGGCTCCTTTTGTGGCTGGTGTGGCTGCTTTCGGACGCGCCCCTCGCGGCAGGTGCGCGAGGGGACTTCTTCGTAAATGATTGATTTGGCGGAAGGGGTGGGATTCGAACCCACGCATAAGTTTCCCCATGGGCGGTTTTCAAGAACACTCCACATTCCGTCTTTATCCTTCAATTACAGGTAGTTGGCCCTGCGGTGTGGCAGGTTTTGTGGCTGCTTGGCCGTGCGCTCCTGCTCGGGCGACAGGAAGGCCAAGTAGATCTCCGTCGTCTTCACGCTCGTGTGACCGAGATGTTGCTGCAGGTCGTATATCCCCATGCGTCCGCTCTGGAGCGTCTCGACCGCGAACAGGTGGCGCAGATCGTGGAAGCGAAACGTCACGCCGTCGACGCCGCTGCGGATGTATGCGAAGTCGCTGGACGCCTGCGAGAACGGCTGGCCGAGCGCGTTGCAGAAGATGTGTTTCGAGTTGAGCGTGCGCGGATGATTCCGGAACACGGCGATCGCCTCCGGCGACAGCTCGATCACGCGACGCTTGCGGCCCTTACCGATGACCGTTAGGAGCCCCGCAGAGAGGTCGAGGTCGTCCCAGAACGCGTCGACCAGCTCGCCCTGCCTGCATCCCGTATGCCACGCCGCGAGGATCATGGCGCCGAAGCGGTGGCCGGCGGCCTCCACCACGCGACGGATCTCGTCGTGACGGGGCAGGGTGATCGGCTCGCGACGCTCGACGAGGAGCTGACGCTTCGACAGGGTGGGGTTCCCTTCGCACCACTCCATCGCCTCGGCGTATTTGAGGACATTGGAGACGGCGGTCAGGTCACGACGGATGGTGGCCGGGGTGGCGCCGGACTTTCGGCGTTCCGCGATGAACCCAGAGATCGCGGCGCCAGAGATCTGGTGGATTCCGAGCTGCTCGAAATAGGGCGTCACAAGCGCGAGCGAGATCGCGTAACGCTTCAGGGTTGCTTCCCCAAGCTGGCCGTTGATGTGCTCGGCCCATTCTGCGACGGCTTCCTTCCATGGGATTACGCGCTCCCCGTGGCGGACTGCTGCCGTGATTTCTTTGATCCGCTTGTCGCGGAGCCGGCACGCATCTTTGAGATTGCTTGTGTGAAGCGACTCTCTATAGCGTTTGCCTTTGATGATGACGGACAGACACCACGTCTCTCCACGTTTGGTAAGGTTCTCTGGCACTCTGCTTCCCTCCGGGCGATGTAGTTTTCGATTTTGTCGGCGTCATAAGTCCATGTGGCGCCGATCTTCGCTGCACCGGGGAGTTCTCCGCGGGCGGCCATACCCTGAACCGTCCGCGGGGACACGCCAAGCATCAGGGCGGCGGATTCTGTGCGAATACGCGCGCGCATAGCTATGCGTCGCCTTTTGTTTTCGGGCTCATATCGACGATCTTAAGCTCGCCCTTCACCAGATTGCGCATAAAGGCGATGCAAATAAACGCGACGAACTCCTTCATCCACAATTCGTCGAATTGAGCGCCTTCTTTTTGTTCGCCAAGGATAGACAAATTATCTAAGCCCTTATTAATCGCAGCCACGCGGTCAAAGGTGACGGCGTCATCGCATGTTTGCAGAACCGCAAGCGTGCGACGGGCCGTGTAGTTATCTATGTCCACGGCCCGCGTCCTCTCTCCAAGTGATGAGGGTGTCGACCACCCAGATGATCCCCGCGATAAACGCGAGGAACCAGATTGCGAGCGTGAGAGCCCAAGCGACGAGATCGATAATCATGGTCGTCGCCTCAGTTGGAGCCAACGCCGAAGCGCAGCGTCGGTTTCACGTTCAGGCGGATCTGTTTGGAGATTGTCTCGACGTCCTTGGCGCGATCGCCGAGGAGCTCGCGCACCTTCTTGCTGTCGATGCGCGTGGTCGAGCTCTCAGACTTGGACACGGTCCACGTCGAGCCTTCTGCGGGGACATCCTTGATGAAGGTGATCAGGTCGTCGCGGAGAAGCTCTTTGCGCTCCTCCAGAAGCTTAATCTTGGCGACGATCTCGCCGTATTCGTCGGCGACTGAGTTGATGTAGTTGTGGCCTTCTTTGGTCATCGCATATCTCCTTAGCTGATGCATAGAAGATATGCGATGACGCATACTCAGTCAAGTGGGGCGCATATTTATTTATGCGGCTTCGTATTTTCCAACAATTCTATGCGCTTGGCCCCACTCATCCCTCTGCAGGACGGTCGTCTTCGGCCCGTTCTTGGGCGGATTGTATGTCTCGACAGTCCATGTCTCGTCATCCCAAGCCACCAACAGCCTGATTACGGCTCGTGTCTCCCCATCAGCGTCTTGCCTGATGAAGATATGGTCGCGGTTCCTGATCTGCGGAAGCTTGGCATTGGAGATGGCGTATTCCCCCGGACGATACGCCGGAGCCATGGTCTCGCCAGACACCATAACAACAAAGCAGTTTTCAGAATCGCCAATAAACCACGGCGCGGGGGCAAACCGCGGTTTCTGCATATCTATGAACATTTCCCCAGCTCTCCTTTCTTGAGAGTCATATATTTTTAGGTCGCCCTTATCAGGGCGGAACAATGATTGGTCTGGTTTGACTAGGAACATTCTGTCGTCGCCTTCGCGAATCAGGCTCGACAGCCGTTCTTGCTGGACGGGGTCTGGTGTCGTCCCCTTGAGCCACCTTGAGACGGTCGGCTGAGACACGTTGCATATCTCGGCCAGGTCGATCTGAGACCACCCGCGCTCGTTCATTAACTCCTTTATTTTATCGATGGTTATCATGCTTTTTCTCCGGATTTTTATATTTATGCGCATAGCCATACGCCGAAATTATTCACAGGGCAATCAGTAGAACTACTTACTCGCTTGACAGTATGAATATTCACGCATATACATCGCCGCATGAACACGCATTTAACCCCTATGCGGGACATCCGCACGCTGCTCGGAATGACGCAGGATCAATTCGCGGCGGCCACCAAGATCAATCAGTCGACCATCTCCCGGTGGGAGTCGCGCGGCTCGACGCCGTCGGCTGACGCGCTGGCGAGAATCCGACGGGCCGCAGTGCGTCGTTATCCGGAATGGAGCGACTCCCTCTTTTTTAGCCCTTCTGCAGTCCGCGCGGCCATCGCGTCGCGCAAGACGCAAAAAGAGATCCCTCCGCGCTGATCATGCCGCGGATGGATAAAGGCCGGCAGTCTTCTCCGCCGGACTTTCCTCCCAACCTTGCCGGCCCTTCGGGGTCGGCCTTTTGGGAAAGTTTTTGAGCTTCGCCGCAATGACGCGGTGAAGGACACGGGACCGGAAACCCCGTGAAATACGCAGAAGTCGCGTAACAGCTTTTGCGCTTGCGGGGGGCGATTGGTCCAGAGTTGCCCCCCGTTCCTTTTTAGAAAGTTTCAACATGTCTTCTGCGAAGAATACATGCGTCGCGGGTATTGATCCCGGCGCAACGGGAGCGGTGTCTTTTCTGTTCACCGCGGCGCCGCAAATCGTGACGGCGTTCGACATGCCGGTAGCCGATGGCCGCGTCTGCGCGCCGACGCTCGCCGCGTTGTTTCGCCAATTCGCGCCCGATCTCGTCGTCATCGAAAACGTCCACGCCGTGCGCGGCAATGGCGTTTCTTCTACTTGGAATTTCGCCGTCAATCACGGCGTGGCGATCGGCGTCGTCGGCGCCCTGCAGCTTCCCGTCCGTTATGTCGCGCCCACGAAGTGGAAGAAACACTTCGGTCTCGGCGCCGACAAAGAATTGAGCCGCGCGCGCGCTCTTGAGACGTGGCCCGCATGTGCGGACGCCTTCTCCCGCAAGAAAGATCACGGCCGCGCAGAATCCGCGCTGATCGCGCTCTACGGGCGCATCCACTTCGTTCAGGAGATCGCCGCCGATGACGCCGCGAGTTGAGCCCTCACGCTGGGGCGGCACGAAGTCGAGCAAGAACCGTGGCGGCGATCTCTACATCGCGAACTTCATCTTCCTCGTCGAGCTGCTGACGCATCACAGGGATCGGGCGCCGAAGGACATCCACGAGAGCATCAAAAAATTGGAAGTGAAAGTGAAAGGGCAAGTTGATGGCGATTAGTCTGGCAAGTCTACAGAAGGTGCGAGCGACATCAGCTCCTCGCATCGTGATCTACGGCGCCGAGGGCGACGGGAAGACGTCCGCAGCGGCGAGCTTTCCGAACCCGGTCTTCATCCAGACCGAAGTCGGAACCCCCAGCGATCTGGAGCTGACGTCGTTCGGCAAGATCGAGAAGTTCTCCGACGTGATGGACGCGATCTCCGCGCTCTACGGCGAGGAGCACGACTTCCAGACGCTGGTGATCGATTCCGTCTCCGCCCTGCAGCCGTTGATCTTCGCAGAGACATGCGAGCGCGGCGACGAGAAGGGCGTGAAGAAGTCGTCGATCGAGGATTTCCCCTACGGCAAGGGCTACGTCTTCGCCCAGCGCGTTCTGGCGGAGTTCATGCAGGCGATTAACGCGCTGCGCGAACATCGCAACATGACGATCATCCTGATCGCCCACGCGCGCATCACCAAGTTCGATGACCCGGAGACGCAGTCTTACGACCGCTACGAGCTCGACATGCACGCCAAGCTGGCGCCGATCCTGTCGCGCGACATGGACGCGATCCTCCTCATCAAGAAGTCAGCGGTCATCAAGACCGAAGACGCCGGCTTCAACAAGTCCCGCGCGATCGCCGATGGCGGCGGAATGTTGTGGACGCACACCGAGTCGCGCCCGGCATACGTCGCGAAGAACCGCTTCGGGATGCCGAGCAAAATCCGCTTCGAAAAAGGCAAGTTCTACACCACCGTCGAAGAATTTTTTCCGAAGAAAGAGCAGGAGTAAATCATGGCTAAGTTGGATTTTTCTTTTGACGCATCGAAAGTCGATACGACCGATGAGTTCGCGCCGATCCCGAAAGGCAAATACGCCGTCGAGATCATCGAGAGCGTGGTCAAGGAAACCCAGAAGGGCGGACAGATGCTGCGCCTCACAGCGCGCGTCATCGAGGGCGAATTCGAGAACCGCCGCATCTGGACGAACATCAATTTCCGGAACCCGAACCCGGTGGCCGAGACGATCGGCATCAAGACGATGGCGCAGCTCTCCAATGCGTGCGGCATCACGGGCGGCTTCGACGACACCGAGGAGCTGCACTTCAAGCCCATCATGGCGGAAGTGACTGTCGAGGTCGATAAGAACGGCCAATACAGCGACCGCAATTCGATCCGCTCCTTCTCCCCCTACGGAGACACGCCGAAGGCCGCCGCACCGAAAGCGGCGAACGCCAACACCGGCAGCAAGCGTCCGTGGGAAAAGTAAGGGCCTGATCGATGAAAATGCCAGAGCTTAAATCAAAGACCGCAATCGCGATCGAACAGCACTACAGCAAACAGCAGAAGCCTGTGGATCACCCCACGCTGCGGTGCTCCAAGATCGGCGAGGAGTGCGAGCGGTCGCTCTGGTATGATCTCCGCTGGTCGACGCCGCTCGTGCGACATGAAGGTCGTGTCGAGCGGCTGTTCCAGACTGGACACCGCGAAGAACAACGCATGATCGCCGACCTGCGCGCGATCGGCATGGTCGTCTACGACAAAGACCCGAACACCGGGATGCAGTTCAGCGTCCGCTTTTGCGATGGCCTGTTCAACGGCTCGTGCGACGGCGTGGGCGACAAGGTGCCGGGCTACGAGAAGAAGCATCACCTTCTCGAATTTAAGACGCACAACGACAAATCATTCCAGAGCTGGAAGCGTGAAGGCGTCGAGAAGTCGAAGCCCACGCACTTCGCCCAGATGCAGATCTACATGCACGGGCTCAAGCTCGAACGCGCGCTCTACGTCGCGCACAACAAGAACACCGACGAAGTCGAAGTCGAGCGGATCAAGTATCAGCCGGAGGTCGCCAAGGCGATCGTCGCCAAGGCCGAACGCATCATCGCGTCTCCGGAGCCGCCGCCGAAGCAGGAGAGCTTCGCGTGCCGCTGGTGCCGTCACGAGAAGATCTGCCGCTACGACGACTGGCCGCGCGCCAACTGCCGCACCTGCATCGAGTTCGACTTCCGCGAGGGCAAGCCGTTCTGCAACCTCCACTCGGAGACGCTGACGATGATCGAGCAGCGCGCCGGCTGTGCGCAGCATTTGTTCATTCCGCCGCTGGTGCCGGGCGAGCAAGTCGACGCCGACGAGAAGGCGCGCACGATCACCTACACACTGCGCGTCACCACGGGCGACGAGGTCTCATACGTCGACGGCAAGGACGAGAAGCCGGAAGTGCCGGAGCTCGCAGAGTGACCGCCTACTACAACGAAATTGAACCTACGGCTGCTCATGTCCTCGAATGTCTCATCAGCGATGGCGTCATTGCCCCAGGGATTGTCGATCGGCGATCAATCGCCGAAGTCGAGCCCGGCGACCTCGCCGGCTTCACGCAGGCGCACTTCTTTGCCGGCGGCGGGCTTTGGTCAGTTGCAGCTCGATCTGCTGGGTGGGCTGACGAACGAGAGCTTTGGACCGGCTCCTGCCCATGCCAACCAATCTCGGTCGCCGGGAATAAAAAAGGTGCTGATGATCCCCGGCATCTATGGCCCGACTTTCATCGACTCATCCGCGCTTGCCGTCCAGCCGTCGTCGTGGGTGAGCAAGTTTCAGGAAAAAATGGCTATCATTGGTTCGACGGAGTCGCCTCTGATCTGGAAGGTGATGGCTACTCCGCAGAAGCGATCGATATTCCGGCTTGCGCCGTCAACAGCCCGCATGTTCGTAGCCGCCTCTACTGGCGCGCGGTGGTCGACGCCGACGGTGCAGGATGCCGAGAACACAGCCGGCCCCTCTCAATTCAATCGCAACACGCTGCCCCTGAATGTGCAGGCGGTGATCCACGACGTGTGGCCGACGCCGGTGGTGTCGGATGTGACGGGCGGACGGAAACACCGGAGCGGGAAACGCAGCAACGAGCTGCTCCTGAATGGTCTCGCCCATGGGACGAAACAGAGTGGATCGAAGGAGCAGACGGGAAGTTCCGGCGCATTAAGCCCGGCCTTCGTCTTCTGGTTGATGGGCTTCCCGGCAGGGTGGGTCTCATCCGCATTGGCGGCAATGCAATCGTTGCCCCGCTCGCGGCGGCTGTCCTCCAAGCGGTGATGGAGAGTATTGATGTTTGAAGAACGCTATTATCAGACCGAAGCGGTCGACGCTGTTTTTGATTATTGGGCGCAGGGTGGCGGCAACCCGCTGGTCGATCTCGCGACCGGCACCGGCAAGTCTTATGTGATCGCCTCGATCATCAAGCGGCTGCTGAAAGAATATCCAGGGCTGCGAATCCTTTCGCTCGTTCACGTCAAGGAGCTGGTGCGGGGCAACTCCGATGAGTTCCGGCGCCTGTGTCCGGAGATCCCGATCGGCATCAACTCCGCCGGGCTCAATCGTCGTGACACGCAGCAGCAGGTTCTGTTCGCCGGCATCCAGAGCGTCGGCTCGAACGCGAAGCGTCTCGGCGCCCGCGATCTGATCATCGTCGACGAGGCCCATCTCATCCCCACGTCCGGCAACGGGCGCTATCGGAAGCTGATGGAGGATCTGCGCGAGCTGACCCCATCGATGCGCGTGCTCGGCCTCACCGCCACGCCATTCCGTCTCGACAGCGGGCGCCTCGACGTAGGCGACGACGCCCTGTTCGACAGGACCGTCTACACCTACGACATCGGCAAGGGCATCGAGGACGGCTTCCTGTCCCCGCTCATCTCCAAGGCCACATCGCAGCGGCTCGACGTGTCCGGCGTCGGCAAGCGTGGCGGCGAGTTCATCGCCGGCGCCCTTGAAGATGCGGTGAACGTCGAGGCGGTCACGAACGCCGCCTGCGACGAGATCGTCACCAAGGGCGAAGACCGCCGCGCGTGGCTGGTGTTCTGCTGCGGCGTCAATCACGCGGAGGCCGTGCGCGACTCCCTGCGCGAGCGCGGCGTGGTCGCCGAGATGGTCACGGGCCAGACGCCGAACGACCGACGCGACGCCATCATCCGCGCCTATGCCGACGGCGAGATCAAGGCGCTGGTCAACGTGAATGTGCTGACGACCGGCTTCAACGTCCCGCACGTTGACATGCTGGCGATGCTCCGCCCAACCATGTCGACGAGCCTCTATGTCCAGATGGTTGGCCGCGGCACGCGCAACGCCAAGGACAAGGACAACTGCCTCATCCTCGACTTCGCCGAGAACGTGCGCCGCCACGGGCCGGTGAACGACGTCAACGCGAGCACGGGTCGCAAGGGCGGGAAGGGCGACGGCGCGATCCCCGCCAAGGAATGTCCGAACTGCGCAACGCTGGTCGCCACGCGCGTCTATGAGTGTCCGGACTGCGGCCACCTGTGGGAGAAACCGGAAGGCCCCAAACACAACGCCCAATCGGATCAGGATGTGGAGATCGTCGCGCGGCAGAAGCGCAGCGAGAAGTGGCACCGCGTCTCGTCGATCAGCGCGCGCGTCCACCGCAAGGACGGAAGTCCGGACATGGTCTGCGCGACCTACTACTGCGGCTTCAATCCCTACAACCAATACATCCTCCCGCAGCATCCAGGCTATGCCGGAGACAAGTCGCGCGCGTGGCTGCAGGCCGCGCTGGGGACGAGGACGGTCGCGCTGTCCGAGATCATCCAGCTCATGAACAGCAATAAGAGCCTCGCCGAGATCCGGGTGGATCAAAACGGAAGGTTCATGGAGATCATCGCGTGGCGCGTCACCCGCCCCGATGGGACGGTCATCGAGATCGACAAGAACCTGCGCATCAAAATCGCCCCGCGCGCGGAGGCAGCAGAATGAAGCGCCCAGCCGTCAGACAGTGGAAAGACCCATCCAAGCTGACACGGCAAGAGGCGCAAATTTGGGAAATGAGTCAGCGCGGGATGACGACGGCGGAGATCGCTGAAGCCATGGAACCCGCACTAAAGATCTCAACGATCCGGATAATACTTCGCCGGATCAAAGAGAGGTTAGGTATCAACCAAAAGGAGAGTGCAGATGTTTACTGAGACGAAATACGGAATTGACGGCAAGGAACTTGAAGACATCAACGGCGCCATCGCGGACAACGCGGTCGACTCCGCGCGCAAGGCTATGGGCGCCGATCACCTTCCGAAGACTGCAGACGATAAGCGCAAGCGCGACATGATCGCGAAGGTGCTCAACAGCCTGCAGAAGTATGACGCGGCACTTCCGGAGGGGACACTCGTCGCCCCCGTTCAGGTGCGCAAGTCCGCCGTCTTCGATCAGCTTGAGGCGAAGCTCGCAGACGCCCTCAATCTTGTCGACGACGAGATCACGCACGCTGTCACGGCGCCGGCCATTATTCGGAAGACTAAGTGACGGCCCTTCTCAAGTTCGCCGAGGCTTTCATTGTTTGCCTCGTCATCGGCGTCACCCTGATTTCTGGGGTGGCGCTTTTGATCCACTCTTTATTTGCTCATTAGGAGTCTGCGATGAGCGTTATATTTTCCGACGACGTCCCAATCATGCCGACCGCCATGAAGAACATCATGCGCGATGTCTGCGTCAAGCATCGAGTCTATCCACAGTGGCTCGTCTCCGGATCTCGCGAGGTTCGCGTCATCCACGCGCGCCGCGAATACGTCTATCGCTGCCGCAATGAAGTGCGCAACGCGTCTCTCACCCGCATCGGTAAGAGCATCAACAAGGATCACACGACCGTGCTCTACGCGCTGCGCGTTGTGTCTGACAATCCGAAAAAGATGGAGCCGTTCACTTACTCTCTCAAAACGTCCGAGCGTTACACGCACAAGCTGACGCCCGAGGAGACGATCATTTTCAGACTTCTCGAACGCGGCCTCTCTCATGAGGAGATGGTGGCGGAGACCGGCATCAGCTCGCGTCGCGTCAGCGATCACAAGTTCTCGATCAAGCGCAAGACGCTGCGAGCTGAAGCGAAGGGCCTCACCCTATGCGTGGTCTGATCTGGCTTGCTGGCGGCATTGCCGCCGGCGCCATCATGACCGTGGTCTACAGCCCGGCGCCGATCGTAACCGGCTGCGGTGTGGAGCGCGTGATGACGAAGGTGGCGACAGCATACGTCCTCAAGCCGCCACCACCGATCGAGCATGTGACAATCGTGAAGGAGGCTTGTGTTTCAAATTCTGCTGAAAATGAAACTAAACCGGAATCAACTAACGCGGATGAGACACAAAAGCCGCGCCATCGCAGGTGGCGGCACATGCGCAGACATAGGAGACATTGGTGATGACTGACTTCTTTAACACCTATCCCGACCTCGCGAATGTCGAAGACTGGCTAAACGCCAAGGGCTACACGGGTGAAGCCGGTGCATGTCATCAGGCGATGAGTTTAATCCGTAGCCAAGAGAAGCGTATCGCTGACTTGCGTAAAGAAGCTGACATGATGCACAGCGAATACAAGACAGCCCGCGCCCGCATCGCGGAACTTAAAGCGGCGCTGAAGCCGTTTGCTGACAAGGCGGATAAAGCCGAAGGCCCGTTTGAGCCGCCGTATCCTGTGGACTATTCGTTATGGAGAGCCGCCCGCGCCGCTTATCTGGGAGAGAAGAATGACTGACGAACCTACTATACGGATACGCGACGGGTCTATGGTCACGCGAGAAGAATACGACGTGATGGAGAAGCAGGCCCAGAAGGCGAAGGCCAACCGTCAAGTAAAGCCTGACAGTTCGCTGAGCTACAGCGAACTTGTGGATTGGCTGCGCGATAACGCAATCGGCGTTGTCTCATTTCGCCCAAAGTTTATCGAAGCCGCAAACGCCATTGAAGCATTGATGGCCCGCATTGAGGACATCGCAGAGCTATACAACAGCGCTCAATTGTCGCCTGTTACAGAGAAGATGCTAAATGAAGCGATTAATGAGATTGTTCAGTTAAAGGCGGCGCTTAAGCCCTTCGTTGACATGGCAGACGAGTATGACGCCGCTTTTCCTCGGCCCTTGAATATTTGCCTTGCAGAATATCCAGAGGATTACCCTTTGTGGTGTCAAGCCCGCGCCGCTTATCTGGGGGAGACTAAGTAATGCAAAACATCAACCGCACATACGACCGCCCGCCGGTCGATCAGCTCACGCCGACAGAGCAGCGCGTCTATGACCTCTACAAAGAGGGCAAGTCGCGCAAGGAAATTGGTGAAGCTCTCGGGATGAAAGTCAATTCCGTCGGACGCCGCATCACGGCAATCAGAGAGAAGGTCTCGCTACAATGAGCCAGCGTGAGAGTGGATATGAACGCGTCGCGTTCGATCAATATGAGACACCGGCGTGGGCGACGCGCGCGCTTGTCCCGCACATTCCCGAGCGTGTGCGGAACATCTGGGAGCCGGCGTGTGGGTCTGGGAAGATGGTCGCCGAGTTGTCGCGCACACATTCTGTCGGCGGCACTGACATCCAGAGCGGAGAAGACTTCTTCTCGACGCAGGGATATGGCGGAGACGCCATCATCACGAACCCGCCTTACTCGATCGCGCAAGAGTTCATCGAGCACGCGCTTGAGCTAACAATGGCGCAGTCCGGATTCGTCGCGATGCTGCTGCGCTGTGACTTCGATCACGCGAAGACGCGCCGCCACCTGTTCTCCAATCACGCGGCGTTCGCGAAGAAGCTTGTGCTCACAAAGCGCATCCGCTGGATCGAGGACAGCAAGGGCTCTCCGTCTTTCAATCACGCGTGGTATTTATTTGACTGGCAACATAGAGGGTCTCCGTCTCTTGCTTATCATTTTGAGGAGAGGTGACATGGTATTCAAGAATGATGACCTCACAGGTCAGCAGCACTTCAGGTGGACAATCCTGTCAAGGGCTGAGAACGGGAACGCCGGTCAGCGCAGATACCTCTGCCGCTGTGAATGTGGAACCGAGAAAGTCGTCCAAGGCAATCACGTTACGAATGGCCGCAGCAAATCATGTGGGTGTTGGAATTCGGAAGTCGCCTCTAGCAAGGCGGCTGCACGAAACCACAAGCATGGAAACACGAGCCGAGAAGGCGGATGTTCTCTTACCTATGTGTCGTGGGCTTCGATGTTGTCTCGCTGCAATAATCCCAACGCCACAAGCTACGTCGACTATGGTGGTCGCGGCATATCTGTCTGCGAGAGGTGGAGCGAATTCCAAAACTTCCTCGACGACATGGGCGAGAGGCCGAGTAAAGCATACTCAATCGATCGCATTGACGTGAACGGCAACTACACGCCCGAGAATTGCAAATGGGCTACGGCCACAGAGCAAACGAGAAACAGAAGGTCGAGGGCTCAAGCGTCACATGACAGGGCCGTCCTCGCATACGACTTTCAATGAAGCTCATCGGCAAGCAATCACGCGTCCCGATCACATGCTCTGCGTGTGGTCGGGAAGCTGGCCCGACGGGATTTATGCCGGGCCGAGATGTCAGCTCAACTTATTGGCTCTGCCGACATTGTGTTTCGCTCGGCGCAAGGATTTCAAGAATGAAAAGATCAGACCTCACCAACGCTGAAAGGCGAGCCATCGAAAAGGGCAAGGGAGAAACTGTCGGCGGATTCCTCGACGCCTTCATGGGCGCCATGTGGGATGAGGGCGTCCGCAACCTCACCGAGCTGGACAAAGACAAGTTCGGAAGTGTGCTCGAACGATTGAATAAGGAGGAGAAGCTGCAGCTCCTGCTGGAAGACTTCCTCCTCGAATACGCAAAATTCATGCGCGACTATTTTGAACCGCCACTGCCGGAGAACAACCAATGAGCTCACCCTATTCTCTCCACGGCGCGGACCTCATCAACAAGGGCTACTGCGCGATCCCCTGTCATCCAGGGGCGAAATATCCGGGCGTCTTCTATGGCGGCCAGTGGATGAAGATGACCGGCTGGACGACGAAATACGCGTCGAGCCTCCCGCAGCGGATGGACGTCGCGGCGTGGAGCCGAGCCGAAGGCGCCGGCATCTGTCTCGTGCTGGGCCGTGCGTCGCGCGGCGTGGTCGCGATCGATGTCGACGTCGACGAGGCGGTCAACGCCGTGCGCCTGTCCTTCGACGCCACGCCCGTCGCCAAGCGCGGCAAGAAGGGATGCACGTTCTTCTTCCGGGGTGATGTGAAGTCCACAGCCTTCAATCGCGAGAACGCGGACGGCACGCGCGAGCGGCTGGTGGATGTGCTGGCCGAAGGGCGCCAGACAGTTCTGCCCCCGACAGTCCATCCAGAGACGGGCCAGCCATATGAGTGGATCGGCTCGCCGCTGTGGGAGGTGGACATCAATGACCTGCCCGAGCTGCCAGCCGACGCGCTGGAGATGCTGGAGCAGGCGCTTGCGCGATATGGATATAACCCCAACAAGCTGCGCCACACGGCTGCAGCTCAAGAGCCGCGCGCCGAACGCGATCGGGTGGACAGCTCGGAGGCGTCGTTCCGCGGTCTCAACCAGCACGCGATGGATCATTTTGAGCTGTGGGTTCCGAAGCTGAACCTGCACAAGCTCGGACGAACCCCAGGGGGATATGAGGCGGTCGCCGATTGGCGTTCGTCGTGCTCTGGGCGCCCGCTCGAACAGCGCAAGAAGAACCTGAAGATCCACCGCGAGGGGATCAAAGACTTCGGCGCCGACAAGACCTACAGCCCGATCGACCTCGTGATGGCGGCCCAGAACATGGGCGACTGCTTCCAGGCGTTCGAGTGGCTGGCCGAGGTGACGGATTGGGTGATCGACAGGTCGAAGGTCATCAGCCCGAACTTCGAAGCCAACATGAAGCGCAAGCAGGCGGAGCGCGAGTCGGCCAAGGCGGATGAGCCGGCGCCCGACAAGGCGGCAGATCCCGAGCCCGCCCCCGTGGTGGTGGAGATCCCGCCGTGGCGGCTGAACACGCCATCCCCCGCAGTTGTCAGCCTGCCGGACGCCGAGCTGGCCCAATGCACGGGCTTCGTGGGCAGGGTGGCCGATTGGATTGTGCAGACGGCTCGCGTGCAGCAGCCAGAGTTCGCGATGGCTGGCGCCTTGGTGCTGACGGCGACGCTGGCCGGGCGGCGTGTTGTCGGACCCACGGGCGCAGGGCTTCAGCTCTACGCGATCATGGCCGGCAAGTCTGCGAGCGGCAAGGGCCACGCCAACAACGCCATGCAGTCTCTGCTCAAGTCGGCTGGCTTGCTCCAGCGTCTGCGCATCGGCAACTTCGCGTCTGGGGCTTCGGTGTTCACGGCCATGATCGACAGCCCGCTCTCATATGCTTTCGTCGACGAGGCGGGCAAGACGCTGTTTGGCAGGGGCAAGGGCAAGAACGCGGCCAGCCACGAGCAGCAGATCCACGCCTACCTGCGCCAGTTCTGGAGCGAGTCGCCCACGAGCACATGCTACACAGAGGAGAGGGTGGCCGAGCGTGCGCGCGCCTGCCACGGGGCCGCTCTGTCCCTCCTGTGCGCCAGCTCGCCCGAGGAGCTGTTCGCGTCGTGCGACAGCATGGACGTGATCAACGGGTTCTTGAATCGGTTCGTGCTCTTTCAGGCCCGCAGCAGGGTCTACCACACGCCGAGCCCGGCAGACGTGAACTCGCCCCCAGAGCAGCTCGTCGAGGACGCCAAGGCGATCTACTACTGCCCGGACGATATGTCGTCAGCTCGATTCCACGGGCGGGGAGACACCGAGCTGGTGGCAGACCCAGACCGCGTCCCGTGGGCCAATCAAGAGGTCGAGGAGGCGTATAACGCCATGACCCGATGGGCGATCGACAGGGTCGAGGAAGACCCGGTCAACGGCGAGCTCTATGGCCGCGTGGCCGAGTATGCCGTCAGGATCGCAACCATCCGGGCCGTGGGCAACAACTGGACAAGCCCAGCCATCACGCTGGATGACCTCGCGTGGGCGCGCGCGCTGGTGCTGCGGTCGTTCGAAAACATGATCTCGGCAGTATCAGAGAACATGGCCGAGAATGATTATGAGCGGAATAGGAACCGCATCCACGGCTACCTGAAGCGCAAGAAGAAGGCCATGGAGATGCGCGACATCCAGAGGGGGATGACAGGTCTGAGCAAGAAACAAATCGACGAGATCATCGACCGCCTCAAGTCAGAGGAACGCATCGAGGAGGTCGATGTCACAGACCCAAAGAGGGACACAAAACGGAAAATCGCCTACCGAGCGGTGGGGTGATGGAGGGGTGATCTGGGGGAAAATTGAGGGGGCTTCGGCCCCCCTTTTTTTGTCGAGTCGACAGCCACCTGACACTCGACAGGCGAGGGGGTCGGGAGGGCGGTTGAATGTCATTTTGTCGAGTTGTCGAGTAGCTGTCGACTCGACAGAATGGGTGCTTGAGCTTGAGCATGTAAGTATAGGTAATATAAGTATATTATATTATATAAGATATATATTTTTATACTCTGTCGAGTTGTCGAGTGATTTTCTCATCCCCCCTGTTTTACACCCCCGTGAGGGGGTTTTTTGGTCCCCCCTATTAGGGTTCACTCGACAACTCGACAAACGGGTTTTGGGGCGTCGCCCGAGGTGGCTTGAACGAGGCCGCAAATGGTGCATGTTCGCCCCCATGATCGAAATCAGAATCTCAGCCAAGGGGCAGGACGACCTCCGAGATCAGGTGGCCGACGCCGCCGAGATGATCGGAGCCCAAACCAGCCTCGGCGACTTCCCCCTCGCAGACGTGATCGAATACGCCCGCAGGCGACTGAACGACCTGGGCCTCGACCTGGAGGTCACGGGTGGGACCATTCCGGAGGGGGTGGACTGATGGCCCCGCGGAACTTCCATGAGATCGAGAAGGTCAGGGCGAAGACGCAGTTCGGGTCGGGAGCGCACAGGGTCTGCGACTGTGTCGCCAAGAGCACCGGCATGACGTGCAAGAACGTCGCGGTCAGTGGTGAGCGGACGTGTCGCGTGCATGGAGGCACAGCGGCGCGCAACAGGCGCAATGGGACGCTCGGAGCTGGGTGTAGACCTGATGTTCAGTATCACGCATCACTGGCCAATTCTGTGGATCTGAGGGCCTATCTGGAGGAGCTCGATCCTAGGACGGTGGCAAATGTGATGCGGGAGGAGCGGGTGTCGGCGCGCGGCAGAAAATTGCACGAGCTCCTCAACCGTGACCTGCGCCGCTAGAGAAGCGAAAGCTTGACCATAAGAAACTAGAGCGAGACCATATGAGTGCGTCAGAAATCAATGAAATCAAGCAGTTGGCGATCGACACTCTTGAGGGCGTCTGCCGTGATCCGGATGCGCCAGCAGCGGCAAAGGCGGCTGCTGCGCGAACACTTGCAGAAATCACAGCCATGATCGGGCGCAACAGCGTGGCCGACGCGCTCGCGACCAAGAGCCTGACCGAGATGTCGGCCTCGGAGCTGGACGCAGAGATCCAGCGCATGACACAAAACCAGCCACAGTAGCGCGTAAGCCATTGATCCCCTGGGGTGTTCAGTGGTCTAGAGAACCATTGACACTAGAGCTTGAGCATACAAGCGTGAGCACAGCCGGGGGCTGGGGCTTGGCTGTGGGCTAGAGCTCAACCATTCGAGCCTTGGGCTGGGCCGTTGGCCCCCTGGGCCACCCCCCTTGCCGCTGCTTTAGCCTGTGCCCCCCACCCCGACAAAATCCGCCGTTTTTTAGATCGGGTTTACATTCAGGTGGATTGAACGAGGCCCTCACATGTGTATGAGGCCGAGACCGGCGAGCGTTGGCGCGCTTACCGGCCTCTAACCCTCGAACCGATGGTGCTCGGATGAAGGCTAACAATCCCGATATTTCACCTGCCGCTTTGGTCAAAGCGATTTTTTACGACCCTCACACGGGTGTTTTTACTTGGCCGAACGGCCGCGCCGCTTACCTTGACCCGATGCGCCGCAACAACCGCGACGGGGAGATCACCGGCTACCGGATTAAAGTTCTCGGCGTAAAGGTTCGCGTCCACCGCCTTGCGTGGTTTTACTGCCATGGCCGCTGGCCTGTAGAGCACATCGACCACATCAACGGCGACCCGCTGGATAATCGCATCTGCAATTTGCGTGAGGCGACGGCGGCTGAAAATCAGCGGAACCGAAAAAACCAGCGCAACAACACTGTCGGCGTGAAAGGCGTGTGGAAGAAGGGCGACAAGTTTTGCGCCGCCGTTCGCTCTGGTGGCCGCATTGTTTGGCGTGATTGGTTTGCGACTTTGGAGGAGGCGAAGTCGGTGCGCGAGAGGATGGTTGTTGAGCTGCATGGCGAGTTCGCTCGCATGTAAAAATCTTTTCCGAAGTGTCTTGAACGACGTTCCGAGCATCGTATTCCCAGCCCATACCCCGCGCTGGGAAACGCTTGCGAGGAAACGCCATGACTGTCCGCGTGGATAAGACCTACAGCTTTACGAGCTGGCAGGCGTCGCATCCGAAAGACCCGACACCGGGAGATGCGTTAGACACGGAATTTGCGGAAGTCCGGCGGGCGATCAAGGAACTATCGAAGCAGGTTGACGACGTCCGGCGATCGGATGGATCGCTGAAGCTTGACGACGCGGCGATCGACCAGATCACCCAGAACCTTTCGAACTCTCTCGGCGAGCACGTCCAACGCGCCGTGCAGGCGACGATTGACAAGGCTCTCGGCGCCCTCAATTCGGCGATTGACTTAGCCCAAGCGGCGGCCAAGGACGCGACCTCCGCCAAACAAGCTGCAGCGAAGGCCGACAAGGCTGTCGCGATGCTGGACGCGAAGACGAGCCCGACGCTTGCGAAGATTGAAAGCGCGGAGGCTGTGGCGCTTGACGCGGCGGCGAAGGCGGAGGCGGCGAACCGGCAGGCCAACACGCTGGTGGGACTGTCTGACGAGGCGAAGGCCCTTATTCTGCAGGCCGAGCGCGGGGCTTACACGGCGGCGGAAGCTGCGAAGACGGCGCGGCAAGAGGCGTCTCTCCTTGCTGAGACAGCCGAGACCCTCAAAACAGAAGTGCTGGCGGCGAAGAAGGAAGCGCAGGACGCGGCGAAGCAGGCGCGGGATGCCGCGCGAGTTCTCGCCGAGAACGAGAACAGCGTGCTCTATCGGATCGCGCAGTCCGAGCAGAACGCGCTTATCGCAGCTCAGCAAGCACAGAGCGACAGAGAGCTGGTGTTCTCTCGGAACATGGAGACGCGGGTCGCCGGAGACAGCGGCGAGAGCGAATTGTATGCGCGCTGCTCGATGCAGTGGGCTGAGTTCATCGACGGCAACAACACGATCCCGAGCGACGTGCTGGCGGCGATGAAGGTCACGGGCGATCACTGGTCAAGCCGTTGGTGGGCGCACCGCGCCGGCGAAATCGTGCAGGAAGGTTTCGACGAAATCTTCCGCTATTACATCGGCGCTTACGCCAGCCCGCCGACGACGGACCCGAACGGGAACGCGCTTGTGCCGGGCGCGATGTATTTCAACTCGACCGAGCAGCAGATGTATGTGTGGGACGGCGATAGCTGGGCCCCGCTGGTTGCGCCTGCGCCGATGGACATGGGCGAGTATGTCTATGTCGCAGGTGATGGACAGGTCGAGATCGGCGGCGTGGACATCACGGGCCGCACGCCTGACCCGCTCGATGAGCCGGGCTGCAACGTCAATCTCTACATGAACGGCGTCCGTCTCACTGAGCTGATGGACTTCGAAATCACAGGGCCCTCGACGGTGACGGTGAAGGCGCCGGCGTCCGAGGAGAGCGTGTTCGTTCTGGAGAGGTCGGTGGTCTTGAACGCCGAGAAGCTCATTCACAACCACGACTGCGGGATTTTCGGATGACGACCAAAGTCCAGATTTATTATTCGGAGACCGCAGGCGCAGTCCCCGCTTCCCTTCTCCCCGGCGAACTGGCGGTGAACACCGCCGACAAGAACCTGTGGACCGGCGACGAGGCGGGCAATGTAGTTTTGATTGCGGGGCCTGACGGTGCCGCGACTGATTATGTATTGCCTCCTGCAACGAGTGCTGCGCTGGGCGGTATTTACGCGAATCTGCCGGTGATCAACCCTGATAACGAGTTTGTTAGGGGTGTTGATGAGAGTGGGCAGCTTGTTTTCGGCAATGTTGTCTTCCCTTCTGAGTATGTATTGCCACCTGCAACGGATGCAGCTCTGGGCGGCGTCTACGCCAACACGGCGACGGCTCCCAACGAGTTTGTGAAGGGCGTGCAGGAAGACGGCCAGTTTGTGTTCGGTCTCGTCGAAATCCCGGCGGTGGATTTGTCCGGGTATCTGCCGTTGAGCGGCGGCCAGATGACGGGGCCGATTGTGCTGGCGGCTGATCCTGTCGAGCCGCAGGAGGCGGCGACGAAGGCTTACGCCGACGCCCTGTCCGAGAAGGTGAACTACGTCCTGCCGCCGGCCACCAATGCCGCGCTCGGCGGCGTCGTTGCGGATCAGGGGATCGACGGCAGTTTCGTCACGGGCGTGACGGAGAACGGCACGCTGGTTTTTGCCCCCGTCGTTTTCCCTGATGGCTACATTCTCCCGCCTGCGTCTGAGACAGCTCTCGGCGGCGTGTTCGCCGGTCTCGCGGCTCCGGGCGAAGTCGTCATCGGCGTCGACGATGCGGGCGCTCTCATTTACGGGCCGGATCAGGCTCCTCAGTATCAGTTGCCCCCCGCGACTGTCGCAGCTCTGGGCGGCGTGTTTGCTGGATCGGCTCCCGTCGACACCTACGTCACGGGCATCGACGAGACGGGCAAGCTGACGTTCACGGATATGCCCGCCGCGCCGGGCGAATATGTTCTTCCTGTCGCGCTCCCTGATACGCTCGGCGGCGTCAAGGCGACGGCGAACCCCGGCGGTCAGTTTGTCATCGGTGTCGATGTCGCCGGCGCGCTTGTTTACGGCTCGCCCGACATGACGGGCTATCTGCCTCTGGCGGGCGGCACGATGACGGGGACGATCAAAGTCCCCAACGGCATTAACGCGCTCCAGACGGCGTCGGGCTTCAACATCATTGGCGATGCCGCCGGGCTCACTGTCCGCAGCGGCACGACGAACCTTCTCGGCTACGGCGTCAGCGCGATCACGGCCTTCAAGCCGGTTGCATTGCCCGCCGACCCGACGACGGCGTTGCAGGCGGCGACGAAGCAATACGTCGACGCCAAAGTCGGCACGCCTTACGTCCTGCCGGTCGCGACGGCGACTGTGCTCGGCGGCGTGAAGGCGACGGCAAATCCGGGCGGGCAGTTCGTCACGGGCGTCCTCGCCGACGGCTCTCTGGCCTACGGAGCAGTCAGCACATACGCGCTGCCGACCGCGAGCGACACGGTTCTCGGTGGCGTTAAAGTCGGCGCGAACCTTTCGATTGACGCCAGCGGCGTCCTGTCTGCTCCGGCTCCCGGCACGAACTACACTCTGCCGACTGCATCTGCGACTGTTCTCGGCGGCGTCAAGATCGGCAACGGCCTTTCGATTGACGCCAGCGGCGTCGTCTCCGCGAGCCTCGCCGGTAATTATGTGAGTAAATCTGGCGACGTGATGAGCGGCCCGCTGCGCTTCTCTCCCTCGTCCTATAGCGCGGGCTACAACGGCACAGACGCCTACTTCTACATGGACACGGCGTATGTCCGAATGATCGTGCCAAGCGGCAAGCAAGCGTATGTCATAGACCCTCAGACGGCGGTTATGCAGTTCTT